TAGTACGGCGGGAGGTTTGCATTAGTGCCAGATGAGCCTGTAGAACTGTTTTCTACTGTAATACCAGTAGTTGCAGAACTCATGGTCAATTGAGTAAATGTTTCACCACCGTTATACTGTCCAGCCGTTCCGCTAGCACCTGAGTTATACACCTGTCGATTAGTTGGTGATAAGGTATGAGTATGACCAGGGTCAGTTACAGTAGCTGTGTGAGTGTGGCTTACAACAATTGCATCAGCAGAACCGCCAGTAGCGTCTACAGCGTAAGTAGAACCAGCACCTACAATGAACCGATTACGCAGATCTGGAGTACTGTTAGAACCATTACACAGAACCCAACCAGTAGGAATAGATGCTACAGAACCAGACCAGAGAACAATCGTACCAGCAGGCAGAGCAGCACTAATTTCAGCAGCTACTACAGTCTTAACAAATGCTGTAGAAGCAATCTGAGTATTATTAGTAGTAGAAGACGCAGTAGGTGTTAGCGGAGTACCAGTAAAGGTAGGACTGTTCGTATCTGCCTTTGATGAGATAGCCGAGGCAATAGCATTATATTCGGTATCAATCTCAGTGCCTTTAATAATCTTACCAGCGTTACCGCTAGGCAGGGCATCTTTAGCCGCAAAGTTAGTGGCTTTGGTATAATTACTCATACTGTTTTTCCTTGTTTAATATACACATCAATACGCTGGATTGAAATTGGGTTACCATTAATCTCTGCCTCTAGGCCGATCTGTATGACAGCACCTGTGCCGCCAGCCTGAATCTTAAACTTGTCCAGTACAATACCATCTGAGAATTCAGCAATATTGTATTCACCTATATTATACTCGTAAGCAATGGATGTGTCAAGTTTTTTCGTAAAAGCAAAGAAATTTTCTGTGTAATCAAAACCCCACTTTACAGCCACATCTTGGTTAGAACCACCAATGACCACAAAGCCAATCTGCTTCATAATCTTCTCCTTGGTGGGAGCATCAAAGTCAAAGTAGTTGGTATAATAAGTGAACCGATAGTTAGTACCATTATCTGTATGACCAAAGTATTTACCAATATACCCAGGTTTGCCAATATACAAGTCTTTAGTATTAGTAACCAAGAAGGACCGAGGCTCTATGTTTGTCCATGTAGTCACTCTAGCTGACGCATCCTGTAACGGTGCTCTCATGTCAAAACAGTAGACAAACTTAGTGGTAGGCAAAGCAAGCAGATAGAAGGCATCTCGCTCATAGTAAACAGACTTAATATTAGCCGCTGTCTCAGAAGCCACATTACTCATTAGGTCATCACGAACATTTTTAGAGATATCCCGCATAGGCAAAGACTTTTCTTGAATGACTCGCTGAAGACTACGAACACCAGCATCAGACAGGAATATAATATCTGTACCAGTATTCTGTACAGAATCTCTAGCTACACAACCCACATTAGGAATGTAGTCTTGAAGTGTCAGAAGAGTGACATCAATCGGGTTGGAGTAGATAGCAATGTTGTTGCGACCAAAGACAATTAAGAATCCGTTGTGCGCTGCAAGAGCAACTATCTTGTCAGTATTAGGAAACACAGCGTTTAAGGATATAGACCCTGAGTCACCACCTTGGAAGTCAGAACCGTCCAGCAAGCGGCTAAAATAGATTGTCTGTGGGTCGCCAGCAATGTCTGCTAGCCAGATACGTCCATAGGCTGCAAGGGCGCAGTTAGGGCTAAAATCAGCCACAGAGTAACCTAGCGGGATAGTACCTATATCACCTAATCTCTGAAAGCCATAAGAGCCAGCATGTGAGTGTGGATTAATAATTGTCGTTACAGTGCTGGTCAAAGAGTTACCAGCACTATATCCTGCACCGCCAGTCGTGATAGTCACAGTAGCCACACCAGTACCAGATAAGGTAGCTACAGTAACCGTAGCAGCAGTTGTTCCACCAGACAGTGTCAGGTGACTGAAAATGTAGCGCCAGTGCCTGGAGTAGGCATACGATGATATGTCAGCGTTGGATGTCCAGACTGTGCTAGGTAGGCGTGAGGCTCTGCATCGGTTCCATCGCCGTATGGCAAAGCAGCAGCTTGCCAATTGTTATCAGTAATGGTGTAGGTTATATTAGCACTATTAGCCTGATTACGGACAGTAGCCGTAGTCATTGTGGTAGTGCCAGTAAATAACTTGTTATTACCTGCGCTTAGGAACTGACTAGAACCATTATCTGTCAATTCAAACATGAACTGCACAGGATTGGCAGCACCAAGGTCAGTATTGACAGCACTGTTTACTGGTGTCCATCCTCTACGAGCACCGATACGACCATAGCGGTCAATGACGCAGTTGTTAGCCTCAAGCGCAAAGCCTGAAGACAACGATACTGCTGACTCTTGGATGTTTAGTCCAAAGAATCCTGGTGCAGCAATTGAGGCAGTTTGTGTAGGTTGAGCCATTAAACTGGATCCCAGAGGAATTCGTCAGGATACTTATTACCTTCAATGGAGATGTGGTCTGCCAGACTGGTCTGATATAACTGGTATGCTTCTGAGCTACGCAGTCCACCGTCTTCACCACGCTCTGCCAGTGCTTTGGCGTAGGCTAAAAAGATGACAGGTTCAGCAGGAACTTTAATCTGGTCAGCGTTAGCAGATAATTCAGCCTGTGGTTTAATCAGGTTAAAGTTAATTGTGTAGGCCCCGTCAGGTATAGGATACAAGTCTACCTGTGTGTCGCCATTAGAGTCCACACCATTAAAGTTAAAGTAACGTGGGGCAGACTTCTCAGGCGTATCAACTAGGAACCACTCATCCATCTCCATAGTAGAGGCATTGTTCAGGAACCAATTGCTGGTGTCATTAATTACATCAAAGACACGGAACCGAATGCCTGAGCCAGTCAGTACATAGTTAAATAAGTCTGTTGATGTAGCAACAGTAATAGTCTCTGACAGAGCGTTCCAGTTATATGCGTCTTCTACCTGCCGCTTGGCATCATTAACAAACTTACCAATCAGCTTGGAGTAGGATGTATCAGTAACAGATGTAACCTCATTCTCACGCAGACGAATAAGGACATCATTGACAAGTTGGAGATAAGTCTTGTTAGCCATTTAGCAATCCCATTTTCTTAATGCTAGTGCCTTCCTAGTTGGTCTGCCCTTCTCGTCCTTCATAGGCCCAGGCATACCGCCCATACGAGCACAGAAAGACTTCCTACGAGCAGCAGCCTTTGGAGACTTCTTAGCCTGCTTCGATGACACTGGAGGCTTTAGATTAGCGCCTTCCTTAGCCTTGAAGTATGCTCGTCCTTTGGCGTTTAAGCCGCCCTCTGGGTTCTGATATACCTTCTTAACCATTTATTTCTTCGCAGTCTTCTTAGCTTCTTTAAATGCCTTAGCAGTGGGAGCGCCTTTGGTTCCAGGCTTACGCATCTTCTCGCCACTACCTTCCTTGATACGCTTACGCTTGGCGTGGATGTTGGCGTAGAGTCCTGGTTTCATCGTCCACGACCTGCACGTTTACGAGTCATGCCAGCCTGAGACATAGCAATTGCTACGGCCTGCTTGCGTGACTTAACAACTGGACCGCCTTTACCGCTATGCAGAGTACCTTCTTTGTACTCACGCATAACTTTACCAACCTTCTCAGCTTTACCTTTTTTAGTCTTTGGCTTCATCATTTTAGTATCCCTTCATTTTCTTAGCAGGATTCTTCTTGACTTTTTTGTTCGTCTGCATGGCGTACTTTTTAGCTTCTTTCTTGCCCTTCTGAGTATAGGGAAACTTCTTCTCTCCGACCATTGGCATAATTATCTCCTTAGTTTTGGAATTGGACTGCTTGCTCTGGTACATACTCTACTGTAGCAATATATGTCACAGTGTTAGTTCCTGTATTCTGTACACGAATCTCATCGCCTGCTTGTAGTACTACTTCTGTGTTTCCGTCTAAAAGAATGTAGTCGCCTGCTCCTAAGTTCTTACCGCCAACTACAAAGTATTCAGTGTTGGTAGAAGCATCATACCAGTAGACCTTCGGAGTCTCTGTACCAGATAGACTGATAATGTACATCATCTTCCAGTAGCCAGTATTCTTAGTAGGTACTGTAAGGATAGTAACCTTAGTGGCATTAGTCCTTGTGGCAACTGCTGATACTTTTCTACTCATTTCTTACCGAGCCATTTCTGAACAGTGTCAGTTTCGTAGATGCGAAAGGAAGTCCACACAATAGTAAACAGAGCCGCAATAGCAGGCAGTATCTCTGCTAACGTGCCAATAACTGTCACCACGGACAGGGCATCAGTTACTTGCTTAACTCCTTCGGTTGCTTGCGTTGCCATACTATCTCCATTTAGGTCCTTCAATCCAGGCTACCAACGAGTGTCTAGTGCCTTTGGTTACTGGGTTTACCTTGTGTACTATGAAAGACGGGAAGATTAGTGCTGTTCCTTGTGTCTTTAACTGCTCTTGGTTAGGTGCTCCTAAGTGCAATGGTTGCATCTCAAAATCACCTCCTTCATACTTTGCTGGATCTGTTAGCTGGCAGATAAAGGAAAGTTTCCTATGCACTGGCCTGCCATCATCCCAGTTTACATCGTTATGCCAATTATAATAACCTTGGTCTTCTGCGTTATACTCAGTAAACTGTAACTCGTTTAAGTTCCACAGTTCTGCACCAAAGGCATTGTGATTAGCAATATGGAACAGGTTTGTTATCTCTGGATACAACCAGCCTAGTTCCTTATTATCTCTAGTAATCCATCGAACCTTACTTCTACGCACATTGGTGTTTACGTTAGAGCCTTGAAAACCTATGATTGCGTCTTGCGGTTCAATCTTACTTGCTTCTTCTACTATCTTTTGGCAGAGGTCTTTGTTATACCTTTGTTGCCACATTTGCCACATTGCGTTCAATTATTCTCCTTGGGCCAGTTCTGGTTCATGACCACAGCAATCAGCGCAGGCACATCAGCGCACCCAGTAATTGCAGTTTCAAGTCTGGAACACTCAGCCACGATAGCTGCTCGTTTAGCAACAACATCAGCAGGAATATCTACTCCACGCTCTGCCTTGCGAATGACCATCCAGTCTGTAGCAGCCAGCATCTTGCCAGCCGTGTCCTTAACCTGTGCAATCCATTGCGACTTCAGTCCTTTGGTGACTAGACGCTTGTCGGTGTTGACCATTGTCTCGGTAGCAGGGTCGTAAGTCTGAACCCACATCGGGTTACCGTCTTGGTCTACCTCTTCACGGTCATTCAGGAGCTTGGGATTATCTGGCCCCCAATAGAATCGCTGGTCGTACTCAGGTGCGGCAGGCTCAAACGGGTCTGGGTCATTGGTCTGCACGATGCCTACCTTTGCCCTTACTGCTGCATCTAATAGGTTGTTGTAGCGTACTCCGTCTGTGCGGAAGAACTCTACTCTGATGTTCACGGGTTGTCCGTTATATAAATAAGCCATGTTATTTTCCTATCGTGCGAGAGAATACTTAAATGGATTTTCGGCAAATGCGGCATACACATAAGTTTGTGATGCGTTTACAAAACCTGTGTTGTTTCTTAGTTTGAATCCGTTACTTAAAAAATCTATATCGTTAACGGTTCCAATTGTGCTTTCACTATTTGCGCTGTTTGCATATAAAGAAGTATCTGCAAGATTGTAAGTATTTCTTGCGCTATCCATCATCACCCAGTCTGTTCCGGCAGAAGTCGACTTAATCATTATGAAGCGAGGTCTAAAACCAAGATAAACAAAAGTTCCGTCTGTGCTGGAATTATTTCCGCTATAAGAACCAAATGCGGAATAGCCAGCCACGGGTGCGAAGCAGTAGGCTACTGCGTTGGTTGTTCCGTACCAAGTGGAGCCAATAGTAAAAACCGAGGGTGTTGGCGCAGTACTATTCCACCAATTATTGCTTGATGCCTGTGCGTTTGAGGTTTGTAGCGTCAAATAGTATGCCGCAGAGGGTAATCCAGAATGATAAACACCCCAACTGGTTCCTGCGGTTCTTGGTTTTAAAATCACCATACTAGGAGCAGTTGCTACGCCACCAACTTGACAACCATGCCCAACTGTGTCAGAAGTTCCAGAACCGGGAATGTTAAATGTAACAATTGAGAACCCGCTAGTAGTGTTTGCGCTGACTGTGCTGGTAATAGAGCCAGCCGTGTTAGATGAGCCAGCACCGTTGGCTTTCCATAGCCAAGCGGCATAGGTTGTCCCAGTACTATTGTTGTGGTTTACTCCACCCGGAATACTGTACCCATCAGACGTAAACGTATAGGCAGCAACGTCTGTGCTCTCAGCATCAGTTAAGTTTGTGGCAAGTTTAAGAGTACCGCCACGGACAGCATCAACGAGACGATGACCAGCCGCCGCATTACGAGCTTTGCCCCAAATTAAATCTGGCTGGAAACCAAGACCCGTCTTTGTGTAAGTTCCAGCAATACCTGTATAAACATCAATATCAAAGTAGTTGTCAGCCTGTGTCGTGCTAGTAGCACCTATAGTTACGGGAGGTAGGTTCTGTGTGCAGAGTGCTTTGAAGCCAGAGGGGGCGGTGTAGGCGAATGGGCGTTGGCCGAAGTTGAAAATTACACTGTCGTCTGAATCGTTTTCTGTTCCAACATATACTTCACCGCTTACATTTGTAAAGGCGGCATTAGTTCCCGATGCAGGCACTCCACTATTGAACCAAGTTCCATCTTTTCCAAACCATACTTTTCCGTTGGCAGTATCAACCGCAAGCATCCCAATATTGTTTGCACTAAATCCAGTTCCGTATGAAGTAGTTGAGCCAGAGTTTCGTTTATCGCCTGTTGATGTAATTAATACCCATTCTGTTGCGCTATCTCCAAAACTTCTGCTAGCAGTATTGCCAACAGTATTGTTTGATGTAATTCCAACTCTAGGGCCGTTTGGTGAGGAACCTAAAGATGTAACTGTAAACTCTGCGTAAATTGGAACAGTTGTCGGAATACGCATGGTTGAGGTGATGCCTGCGTAAACAACACCGGCTCCGTTACCAACATTAAGATTACCGTTTGAAATAGCGCCAGACGCAAACCCAAAAGCATTTAATGGGTTCATTGTGCAGTAATTCCCCCGCACCTCACCACCAGCACCTGTGTCTGTGCCATACGATGTCGGCGTGTCTACAAGGCTGTCATTACCAACACCAGAGGCGACAGAGAATCCATTAGGTGTCCAGTTATTACCGTTGCCGGATGAGTCCTTGCCTAGTGTTGTCGAGGTGGTGTTGCTGTTATCAGCAAACTTGAGGTAGAACCCGTTAGTGCCGTATGTGCCTGTGTAGGCTTTAGGCTTCCATACGCCAGTTGCGGAATCTGTTTCACCGAAGTCGCTAGCAGTCTTTGCTGAACCTCCGATGAAGTTAACCTCGGCCATGTAGCCGTTGAAATACTGTGCCTGTGCATACTGTTTTCCA